TTAAAATTTTATCAACCGCTAACATAGAAGCGGCAATAACAAGAATACCACCAAGACCAGCAGCTAAAGCTACTGCACCAATACCAGTTAAAATCAATGCACCAAGCAATAATGCAGCTAATCCAAATCCGCCTATTGACAATCCAACACCTTTTATCCAATCCATTGATGGATATTTTTTATAATCTCCTTTACTAACAATAAAATCCGTTGCAAGTATTACCGCTGCGAGTGCCACCACAGCTAATAATCCTACCCAAAATGTTGGAACCATTGTAAATAATCCTACAATAACAGTAACAAGACCAAAGCCTAAAATAGTTAATCCTGTATAAAGACTCCATTGCCATGATGGATATTTCATATTATCAGGTAAGAATGAAAATAACCATGCAGTACCTAATATAACTGCTGAAACAGCTAATACACCTACCGAGCCTTTTACTATTTGTGATATATTCATTTTACCTAAAAGCCAAACTGCAGGAACAAAAAATAAAACTGATAGTCCCATCGCTAATGCACTAAGTCCTAATGCTAATGGATCTCTAACTGGCACAAAATCTTCAAGTATAATACTCGAAATTGTCATAACAAAAGATAATGCCATTACTGCTATACCACCTCTTAATAAATCATCAGTTTTCATTTTACCTAAAAGATAAACTGCTGGCACAAACATCAACAATGATAATCCAATCACCGCAGAACTTATTAATAACTGTATTGGATTTTCAATAGGTGCTAATAATTTGAATATCCAACTAGCTAAAACAATACCACCTGCAATTAATGGTATCATAAGAGGCAACATTAACATTTCCTTCCAAGTAACACCTCTCATTGCCTTCAAGGCAAGTGTAACTCCAATCATAGCAACACCTATTGCTAGTCCAACTAAAGCAGCAGAAAAGACTTGTTTCAATGTCAATTCTTGCGTATATTTTAATATATATGATGAGGCAACTATACCTAATGCAATTAACGGTAACATAAGAGGAAGTAGAGGTATCATAACAAACGATTTAGAATCTAATTTACTTAATGCCGTCAATAATAGATAACTTGCAACACCTAATGTACCAGCAACCAATAACATAGATAATCCTTGTGCTATTGTAAATGTAGGAAAGCCAGATAAAATATACCCAGATATAGCTAAACCTAAAGCCATTAATGGTATCATAGAAGATGCAATAAACACATTTCTATATGATAAATTTTTAAGATCAATAATTTTACTGAAAGCAGTAGTCATCATGAGCATTGCAGTAGATAACGCAATAACTGAAAGAAAATCAACCTTTCCAATTATTTTAAACGCCATACCCATTGCTAAAACCCCACCAGCAATTAACATAACAACCTTAATACCATCAACAATTTTGTTTTTGTTTTTAGGGTCTTCTATTTTATCAAATGTTCCAGATTCTTTTTGTTGTTTTATACTTTCAATTTTTTTAATAATCGTCTGATTATCATTTCTCATATCAGCAAAACCTTTTTTAGTTGTTTTCTTTAATTCTACAACTACTTTATGTATGCTATCAATTGGAGTATTTTTTAGCATTTCATTAACAACATCAGCTTTATTAGTTTTTTGTTGTTTCTTTAATGTTTCAACAATCTCTTCTAAAGCATCAGTAAAATTATCTAAAGCATTTATATATTTTTCATCTATTTTAGACATCTAAAATTAAAAATTATTTTGTGTTCTTGATTTTTGTATTATTGGTTTAGATTTATCTGGACGGTTAGACTTTTTCAAAGTTGTATTTAACTTATCAATTTGTTTAACAGTTCTATCAAACTCTGTCACTTGGTCTCTATAATCTCTAACTTGTGAAGTAACTTCTTTTTGGTTTTCAGGTTCTAAATCTCTAATATTATTCAACATACCCTTTTCAATTGCATCTTTTTTTGCAACTATACTTTGCCTTTGTTCTTCAGTATTAACTAAGATATCATCAACTTCATCTGTTGGTGTTTTTTCTTGTTGTTGATTTTGTTTAGGCTTTAATTTAGGTTTTTTTGACAATGAACTCAAATAACCTTGTGGTGTATTTGGATTACTCATATCCTCTAAAAATTTATCATAACTGCTAATATTTTTCATTCTTTATATCTTTTTTTCTACAAGTTCTGGTTGTTTTTGTTTCTGTAATTGTTTCTGTTTCTCTGCTTGCTTTTGTTTTTTAATCTTTCTATTATGTAATATAGTATTAATATCTTTAACATATTTTTTATATTCTGTATTATTTACTTTACTTATTAACTGTTCATCCGAATCTCTTGAAAATTGTAACTTCCTATCTGTCATTTCTGGAGTTTTTTGTTTAGGTTTTTCAACTTCAGGTTCTATAGTTTTTTTATGTTTATTTCTTTTAGCTTTTCTTTCCGCTCTTACCTTTTCATTAAAAGCAAAAACTTCTGCACTATTTCTATTATTTATTTTATCAAACTCTTCAATATCTAATTTTTCTACTAATCTAGACCAAAACCTTTCTAATTCAGGTGTTATAAAATTATATTCTTGTATAAAATTATTTATGTTTAATTTTTCAAATATGAATTCTTTATATTTTTTCATTTTCTATATTATTTTTATAACAATTTACTCAATTTTTTAAGATAATCTCTCATCTCATCACCTGAACTACCTGATGCACCATCTGTTAAAAATAATGGTTGAGGATGCCCTGCTCTAAAATCAGTGTTTTTTGATGGTTCATCAGATCTAACAAAATTAAATGTTTCAGCAATATCACCTATTTCATCAACAAATTTATACATGTTGGTGGTTGATACATTAAACATATATTCATTTTTATTTAGATTATTAACAAATGATTTAGTTATAGCAGTATTCTTTGTACCTTTTATTCGTTTTAATGATATATAACTCACACCATCATTAATAAACTCATTTAACACAAACATTTTCATAGGATAAGATTTATTCGAATCTGGAAATTTCTGCTCATTCTTAAATAAGAAAAACACATTTACTTTATATTTTGTTGATGTTTCATCAGATGAATTTGACATAAACAATTTATCAAAATTATTATTATTAATTATTGTTTTTTCATTTGGATCATATGATTCAAATGATGATGTAACACAAATTAAACCAAAATCTTTAAATGCTGAATTAACTGGTGCAACGGTGGTTTTATATAAAGTATCATCTGTTGATGGATATAAAAAACTAAAATATGACCAAAAACCAGTTCTCAATCTATTATAATTGAGTCTTTTAGTTTCTAATGGCAATTCGTTCATTGTTTTTGCTTCTGTCATTTGATTATTGATATCTTTTGTCATTTTCTCAGTTTTTGTTCCTAATTTACCAGAATCTAAATTACTAAGATTATCTTTTGATATTTTTTCCATGTCCATCATACCAGTGAAAGATGCATATACTTTAGTTTGTTCTTTATCCCATTTTAACTTTAATGCTGCTCTATTAGCTTCTGGTGCTTTTGATATCAATTGTTCAGCAGATAATTGAATAGTTTTTAAGTTGTATGGGTTCACATATGATGTTACTCTTTGTTTGACTCCAGGTTCTTCTTTATCAATTTTTTCAATTGTTTTTTCAATATTTGCTAAATCTATATCACGAATACTAATTGATAAATCTTCTTTTTGTTCTGAATATTTATCTTTATCTTTTTTAGTTAAAAGATCACCAATATTAGCCTGTATACCAGGAACTTTAGTTGCAATATTTCTTGCTACACCAACTTGTCCTGCTTTTGGATTACTAGGTTTAATTTTAATTGCTTCTGTTAATAATTCATATTGATTTAGATACATTAAATATGCTAATGATTCTTCAACCAATGCAGTTTTTCTAACATTACTCAATTCATCAATCAATCTATATTGCATATAAATTGTTTCAATTTTTTCTTTATTTTCATCTGACATACTAGAATATTCTGGTACATATTTACTTAAATAATCAACACATAAACTTTTAATTTTCTTAAAACCTGGGAAATCTTCAGGCAACAATTTAATATTTGTCGTTTCAAATATTTTATTACCACCAGCCTTAGTAAAATACCATACTTGACCTGTTGAATTATTAACATCATAAACTTTAATGTTTTCTATTACACCATTAGCTCCAACTATTCTAAATGGATCACCAATTTGAATACATTTAGATTTAAATTGCTTACCTCTCAATTGTTCCTTAAAATCTGGCAATGATGTGTGTCCAATTTCATCAAAATCGGCAGGGTCTTCTGGTAAGAAACTTGATTTAGGTACAAAATTATATTTCTTTTTACACTCTGATGCTAAAGTATCAAGTGTAGATTTTTCAATAGGCTTCTCAACAGGCTTCTCAACAGGCTTCTCACCTCTTAATCTTTGATGTAACTTGACTAATTCTTCTTTACTAATTTGTAAACCTTCTTTTTGTCTTTTTAATTTTTCTTCTAATTTAATTAAATGTTCTTCTTTTCTTTTCTTTTCACCAATAGTTCCATTATGAGCACTACCTTGCATATATCTAATTTGTCCTTCTAAATCACTAATAGACTTCTCATCTACTTTTATTTCAGCGGTTAACCTTTCGATTCTTTCTTGTAGTTCTTCATCAGTAAGATTATCTAAATCTGATACTTGAACAGGTGCTTCATCCTGTGTAGATGCTTCATCTTGAACAGGTGCTTCATCTTGAACAGGTGCTTCATCTTCTTCAGATTCTTCTGCTTCACCCCTAGTACCATCACGTAAACTTATATTATTATCAAAACAATATAATACAACACCTCTCATTAGTTCATTCACTAATTGTCCAATTAATTTACTAATTATAAATGTTTCTTTTGATTTTCTCCATAACCAACCAATACCTTTAAATATACCATTGAAAAGTTTACCTAGCACAGTATCTTTCATTTTAGCATTGTTAGCAAAACCATCTTTTGAACCAACACCTCCTTCGGTATTACCAAAAAATTCATATGTTTTTTTAAAATCACTTCTATTGTGAATATTTTTTAATTCCATCTATTTAGTTAATTTTTTGTATCTTCAAACCATTATAAGAATACTTTTTACCATATAATATAAAGAAATCATTCTCAAAAACTATTGGATATTTTTTTGTTTTATCTATACTAGAATCATAAATAATTTCACCATTTATACTCAATGAAAAATTTTTCAATTCATGTATATATGATTCATATAATTCCTTATTAGATTTTGATACTGGTTTTTCTTGTTTCATTACTATATTATTTTTAGTTAATGGTACAGAAGGTTTATCCATAATCAACTCACCCTCACCAGAGTACTCATATTTTTCAATCAAAGGTTTTTCTTTTTTAATTCTTTTCTTAGCTACCATGTAACTCTTTTTTTATTTTATATATTAATTTTTATTATTCCTTGGGATATATATAAAAAATGTAAATCAAATTTTTATATATAACATCATATGAGAAAAATGACAATAGAGAACTTCATAATAAAAGCAAAGAAAGTTCATGGTAACAAATATGATTATTCATTAGTTAAATATAAAAATAATAAAACAAAAATTAAAATAATTTGTCCAATTCATGGTAAATTTGAACAAACACCAAATTCTCATTTAAGACACAAATGTTCCAAATGTGCAACAGACAACTTATTAGACAATATACATTTTTTTATAAAAAAAGCAAAAAAAGTTCATGGTAATAAATATGATTATTCATTAATTGAATATAAAGGATCACACATAAAAATTAAAATAATTTGTCCAGAACATGGAATCTTTGAACAAATGCCATATTCACATTTAAAAAGTAAAGGTTGTTATAAATGTTTCGCTAAAAATAAATGTGACTCAACTGATGATTTTATAAAAAAAGCAAAAAAAATTCACGGTAACAAATATGATTATTCGCTCATTGAATATGAAAATGTCATTAAAAAAATGAAAATTATATGTAAAAAACATGGAATTTTTAAACAATCAGCGTCATACCATTTAAGAGGCATTGGATGTCCAATTTGTAATGAATCAAAAGGTGAAGAAAAAATTTCAAAATTTCTGAAAAATAAAAAAATAAAATTCGAAAGAGAAAAAAGATTTTTAAAATGTAGAAATATTTTACCTCTACCATTTGATTTTTTTATACCTAAATATAACACCTGTATTGAATTTGATGGTAAACAACATTTTATACAAAATGAAAAATGGGGTGATAATTTAATTAATATACAAAAACGGGATGAAATAAAGAATATATACTGCAAAGAAAATAATATTATATTATATAGAATATCTTATAAAGATATTAATAATATTAACGAAAAATTAAATAAAATATTCGATGAAAGTATTAAAATATAGTAAATATTCATTCTTAAATGAAACAAATCTTATAACAGAAGATGGTGAATTCCAACAATTTCAGTTTGGTATTGAACCAATGGGAACACAAGGTGGTGGAGGTGCATTTGCATTTGCACAAGATCCAAGTTTATCTATGTATAATTATCAAGATTCACCGTATACTGATTTCTACGCAAGACAATCTGGTTTAGTATCAAATCTAAACCAAGTTATGAAAAACCTAAGAGGTAAAAATGGTATGATTTATAAAGAAGAAAACCCATTTTTAGAAGATATTGAGCTATATGAAAATTTTAAGATTTTAAGAATATTTGAAAACAATAATCTAAAAGTTGATATTTTCTTATCATTCGATTATGATGGTGCTGAGTTTTTTGGAGCATTTAGAAGCTTTAATGGAACACAAAAACCTAAATTCGAATCAGAGTTATACTATGACACAGAACATCAATATAGATTTGATAGTGAATATAAACTCAGATTAAGTAATTTCTTCTACAGAAAATTGGAGAAATGGTTTATACCTGAAGCAGGTTTTTATAAAAATATGAAAGAGGACAATAGAGTTAAAGACACTATGGGTAAACTATATGAAATGAATGTTAATCTTACAGTTGAAGTACTTGGTTATAATCTATCAACAGACGGTCATCCATATGCAATTATTAAAGCTGGTTCTCACACTTATCATGTTGAGGGTAATGATTATTATTATTTCAAATGGAG